GATGTAGTAATAACACCAAAAAAGAGTAAATTTACGAAGTAAATTAAGGAGATAAACCATGACTAAAATAACAGAGAAAGCGATGGAGTTTTTCTATCGTGATGATGAAGCAAGCAAGATGCTAAATGCGTTGCTAGATGACGGCAAACCATGTCGTGTCATTGCTGCGGCTCTTGAGGAGTACATGAACCAACTTAATAGGTTTGAACTAATGGGAATATACCATCAGCTTCAAGTTCATGTAGTGGATGCTACGGACTGGGATGAGGTAGCAAACCGAGCACTATGTGATTGGTACGGCGCTCACTCAGACAATAACTGCTAATAAAACAAGGAGAATAAGACTATGAATGATGCAATTTTTAAGGCGTTTATCGCCGCACAGAAAGAGTTTGGACCAGCTCTAAAGACCAGCACCAACCCACACTTTAGATCACGCTATGCAGACCTTTCAGCGTGTGTTGAAGCTGTAATCGATGCGCTCAATTCTAATGGCTTAGGATTGGTTCAGGTAACTCATCCTTGCGAGTCAGGAGTAAGCGTTGAGACAGTTTTGGTACATGAGTCTGGACAAACCATGACAAGTGGCGTGTTACATGTACCAGCTTCAAAGCAAGATGCTCAAGGCTATGGGTCAGCACTGACATACGCTCGCAGATATAGCTTAATGGCAATCTGCGGCATTGCTCCAGAGGATGATGACGGAAACAAGGCGAGCAAACCTATTGAGGTTAAAACTAAAGACATAAAAGTTGAGCGTGTCTCAGTAGTTAATAAGGCAACAGGAGAAGTAACTGAGGTACTCAATACCACTAAAAAGTCACGGATTGAGAAAACGATCTATGACATCAGGACACTCGCCGAAGAACAGCAACCAGCAGCAGCAGAATATCTGCGGCAACACAGTTGCGAGTATAGCGAAGCACTCGGAGTCTGGACCTGCCCAATCAGACTTCAACGGCTTCAAAGTTGCGTAGTTGAGAAGGTGGCTAATGAAAAGGCTTAGAGTAGAAATACCTAAAAAACCAAAACAATTACGGCGTTATGATGCACCGCGTCCTGGATATAGGCGTTGGACAACTCAAGTAAAACTAGAATTGTTCAATGATTTCTGCAAAGTAGCAGAGAATGAGGATAAGGTACTGATTGACGCTGTTGAAGAAGCACTTAGTAACTGGACATACCATGATGGAGACGTACATGAATAAGCATATCGCATTAGAAGCTCTAGGATACGTTTTAAGCAAAGATAGATACCTTGGTGATGGTCGGATAGCCATGAGGGAAAAGAAAGCCTACACGGCTGGCGTAGAGGCTATAAAAGGCATATTGGCTAATAGACTGGATAGACTTCTGTGGAAAGCTGAAAAGAGTAACACAGACTACGACCGTGCTAGGCTAGATGGCGCACTGTGGTTGTATGAGGTTTTAGAGGACGAAGAATAACAAACTGGCTAGTAGTTCAGTTGGTAGAACAGACGGCTGTTAACCGTCATGTCGTAGGTTCGAGTCCTACCTAGCCAGCCAAAAAAATACCCTGCATTAAACTCAGGTCGTATGGCACATCCATGCCATTCCGAATTTAGTGCAGGGTCAAACCTCGATGACTAGTCGAAGTTTCTTGGAGACATGGAAAGACCATGACTCAGCTAAGGTACCATCTCAAAACCGCTTCTTCAATCCGAACCTCTCAGCAGCTTCATTAACTTTATCTAAGTTTGGTTTTGGTTGTTCTCTTTGTAATTTATCTTTGTAGTTGGATCTTTGTATATGGATCTTTGTATTGGTTCTTTTTGACCCAGGTTGTTGGTTCAATTTGACCCCCCCACTGGTCCAATTTGACCCAGGTAGGCGGTCATTTTGACCCAGGTTAGGCACTGTTTTTAGTGTCCGTTTCATGCCTCGATAGCTAATTTCTAGGTATCCTAAATCAACAAGAGTTTTGATTACTCTCCTAACCGTTGACTCGCTCATCCCAAGTTCTGCAGATATGTGCGCTCGACTCGCAAAGCATGACAATCCTTGCGCTTCAAATTCAGAAACATAGGCAAGTAGAACAGCCTCATCTCTGCCTACTGTTTTTGATATGCGTTTGTTGACCTTGAAAAAAAGGTCATCGTCTGATAATTTATTTTTCATAGAGGAACAATTCCTTTAGCACCATTCAAAAGCCACTCATTCCCGCCAAGGTATCGAGTGGTTTTTTCATTCCTTGTTTCTATTCTTCAGCCATTCTTCAACTTCACTTAACTTGAAACGTCTGGACTTTCTAATCCGTAACATCGGCATGCCCTGACGAATCAGTATTTCAATCATTGGTCTTCCTACCTTGAAATGTTCGATCACTTTGTGTAAGTCGACATAAGGTTCTAATTGTTTTGTATTGTCTTCCATAGTCATGGATGATATGAACTTCCTGTTTAATAATCAATGAGGAATTACATGGCACGACCATTACAAACATGGAAAAACAAGGGTATCGACATAGCCGCATGGAGTACCAAGAACGGCGGTATATCGTTCACCATTCGCAAGACGTATAAACCAAAAGATGCAAACGAGTGGCAGGAAACTAAGACGTTCTTCCCAAACGACCTAGCTGTTCTCGCTGATCTCATCAAGCAAGCTACAACCTGGGCACACGAGGAGTTTGGCGAACCTGTACCACAGATTGATACACGTCCTCCGCATCCCAAGGTCGCCGCTATCGTGAAAGAGATTGTAGAGGATGACATACCCTTTTAGCTTACTTGGAGACGACTATGAGACTAGACCATGGAGAGGCATTTACAGCCGCTATAGCAGGGTTACAGCGGCAATTTAGAGCCATTCAGCGCAATGCTACCGACAACCAAGGCGATATAACCAGAGACGAATTTGCCACTAATATCCACGGCGCTATAGCAGAAGCGACAGTAGCAAAGGCACTAGGCTTGTACTGCAATATGAGCAGTTCAGACCGTGCTGTAGCTGACGTTGGGCACAATATCGAGGTGAGAAGCAGCACCAATCCAAAGGCACTGATGCCAATACGCCACCGAGATAAGGATGATGCCAAATACTACTTTGTGGTTGGCATATATCCCAATCTTAAAATCATCGGCTGGCGTTGGGGTAGAGACTGCAAGCAAGATAGGTACTTGGTAGATAGAGACAAGGCAGGTAATAAATTGGAAAGACCATATTGGGCAGTACCGCAATCAGACCTAAACCCTGAGCTTATCGAGGTGGTACTATGAAGATTTACAGTCTCCACACTATCACTGACGGCAAGTGGCAAGTTCGTCTAACTATCCGAGAGAACGATGATTTTAAGCACCGTTACGAGTCTAGACCAGACCTTCGTGCTCTGGTTGATACTTTCTATGACTCGCCTCCAGAGGAACTAGCACGGATTATTTTAGAGAATGTACTGTCATGCGAGTCAGTCGAGGTATCTCTGATGTGTGGTCCTGGCATTTACATGGAGCGCACATGAGAAAGTCAGCAGAGGAACTAGCTAAAGAGTACGTTGACTCGCTACCACTAGGGCAATACGGCAAAGAGTTTGACGCCTTTATCGCTGGCTTTATAGCGTGCTTAGAAAATTGGAAATGGTATGACAAAGGTGAATCTAGACGAGACGATACAGAAGCGGTTTCCAGCCTCGATGTTCCCAAGCGTTGACGAGCAAACAATGGTTCAGCTTTACCGTGCGTATAGCTGTGGTTTTAAAGAAGGCTACGGACTCTCGCATCCTGCTGTTATAATCGACATGGGTAATAAGCCAACCTTAGGAGAACTATTACATGCCGCTGAACAAAAAAGGTCTCAAGATTCGTAGCGCAATGGAAAAGTTTTACGGCAAGAAGAAAGGTGACGAAATCTTTTACGCTTCCGAAAACAAAGGCACCATCAAAGGCGTAACTAAGAAGAAGAAAAAGTAATGCCACAGGAAAGCAACATTCGCAAAAGTCTTGAACGACAAGTAAGCCTGAACAGACCTTTTCGTACTCCTGGCGAACGGAAAAAGTTTGCTGTGTACGTTAAGAATGAGAAGGGCAACGTAATTAAGGTGCGTTTTGGCGATCCAGAAATGAAGATTCGCAAAAACGAACCAGCTCGCCGCAAAAGTTTTAGAGCACGACACAACTGCGACAGTCCTGGACCAAAAACAAAGGCTAGGTATTGGTCGTGCAGAAATTGGTAATGAGACAGAAACGACCGCTGCGGCGACCAGAGGAACAAGAACAAACGGCGTTTTTCGATTATTGTAGAGCTATGGCGCATGTTCAT